TGTTGATGATAAACATATATGAGAACCACATAATGTCTCCGGCAAAGTGTGGTTCTCGTTTTTTAGATTCTATATACAACACAAAACAAAGAGTTTTACCACACCAACTACTTATTGAATTACCTAAAACGGATTATATTGTTATTAGAAATCCTTATGAGCATTTAGTATCCGCATTACATACCGATTTATTGCATGTTTGGAACAAAGAATGGGTAAATGAAACAGAAGAAGATGTAATTAGATGGTATAGTACAGATGAAGGTGGTTCTCATTATTGGTTAAAATTATACAAAACATTATATGAGTATTGGGAAGTAACTAATAGAACTCCTAAAATAATATTATTACATCAATTGAGTAATATTGTGGATACCAAACATCCATATAATGAAACTGAATATCAATTCAAAGAGTTTGATATTTGGAAATCAAAGAGTGAGGTAATAGGATATATTATTAAAAAATATCCAATTGAACATGGTATGATGATGAAAGGTGTTTTAGAAGAACAACAATATTATCACAACTTTTTAGATACATTAATAGGGTTATGAAAAACTTTTGCATAGGAACACTTACACATTCAGCAGAAAATCGTGATAAGTATTTTGTAGATACTGTTAATAGTTTTTTGGAAAACACAATAGTTCCAGAAGGTGTAAATTGGTTTATATATTTTAATGGTGAATACGATAGTCCTGTCATAAGTTCAATCCGCGAAATGGTTGATAAATGGAGTCATCTGGTAAACTTTCATTTATTTTGTGAAGGTAAAAATCTAGGAGTTGGACCAGGTATAAATAAATTAAACGAGTATTTAAAATTATACGAATACTCTTTATTTTTGGAAGGAGATTGGATTACTTTGCCAGAATCTATAAGTGGATACGATAAAAATTGGTTAATGGATTGTTTGGAATTATTGGAAACCGATAATGAAGTAGACCAAATACAATTACGCAGATTTCAGCACGATGTGGATGATAGACAATTTGGGTACGGATATTGGATAAATCAATCAAACATTAAAAAAGAAACCGATAAATTTTTATTTTTAAATAAAAGGGATTATGGAAATAATCCCACTATTCGTAGAAACCAAAAACATTTTGATGTAGGTATTTTCCCATTAAAAGAATACTATGATGAAAACGGAGAACCTACCGAATTAAAAGGAAATCCGTATTGGGGACAAGCAGAAATACAAGCATCTACATTGGGTGAACAATTGGGTTCTGTAACATTAAAGTTTGGAAACTTTGTTCATTGTGACCATTGGGAATACGGAACTAATTTTCAGGAAGCAATTAAAAACATAAAAGGATGCGGATACAAAACAAATTCGGTTGTAAATTGTAAGTATGGTTTTTTATTTCCAAGAGAAGAGTTTTGTTTAGGATGTAGAAAATCAAAAGATTTTACAGATTTGGAAGCACACAATTCATTTTTTGAACAACAAATACATACTGCCTTTTGGGCTAGAAAATCTAAAGAAGATATTAAAGAAAGGATTTTAACAAACGAAGATACACCACCTGTAAATATCAATGATTATATTGATATAGCATACAAACAACATACCGATTATGAATCATAAATCAAATAATCCAGAAATATTTTGGTACGTTGACACTATAAATTATAGTACAACTGATAATATTGTAAAGGGTTGGATGTTACATACATCTAAAATAATTAAAAATATTAAAATTGGAGATAATAGTTTAGAATATAAATCATCCAACAGAGAAGATGTTAGAGGAGTTTATCCAAACGCATTTGGTATTGTTGGCTTTGAATTGGTAGTACCAAATGAATTAATTGATTCTCCATTAGATATTCATTTATTAAATGGTGATATTGAGCAAATTGAAAGTTTAAAAAAGTTTTTTGTATTTTATTCAGGTTTTCAACATGGTAATAAAAACCTAATAGTAGTTGATGATTTTTATTACAATCCTGATATGATTCGTGATTATGCAATAAACAACTTAAAGTTTAAAGAAAGTGATTATCATAGAGGAAAACGTAGCGAAGATAAGTTTATCTTAAATGGTACAAAGGAAAAATTAGAAGAGATATTAGGTAGAAAGATTGTAAATTGGAATTATGAATATTATGCAAACGGAGTATTCCAATATTGTACATCTTATGACCCGATTGTATATCATGTAGATTCACAACAATTTGCAGGTGTGGTATTTTTAACACCAGATGCACCATTAGATTCAGGTACGGCAACATATCGTAGTAAGATTACAGGTAAGACTCGATTGGAACAAAATGATGAAACGTACCAACAAACATTTAAAGGTGTAAGTAATGAAATGAACTTTTACGATAGTACATCATATGAGGTAGTAGATAAAGTTTCAAATGTATATAACCGATTGGTAATGTGGGATGCAAAAGCAATCCACGCAGCCACAAACTATTTTGGTGATAGTATTGAAAATGCAAGATTTTTCCAACTTTTTTTCTTTGATGTAGAATAATGAAATTCCATATAATAACACGTTGCAGTAGAGTAAATAATTTAGATAAAGTAAGAACATCCATCTTTGGTAATTATACAGGTGATGAGAGTGATATTAAATGGCATATCTTATTTGATACTACAAGATTAAAAGATATATCAGCTGAATTACTAGCTAAATTGAATAATCCTAATATCCAACTACATTTTGTAAAAAGTAATGGTACAGATTATTTGTATCCACAAATGAGTGATTTAGCAAAAACATTTGATGATGGTTTTGTGGTAGTGGTAGATGATGATAATGTAGTTCATCACCAATTTTTTAATGAGGTTGTAAAGGCAATTGAAGCAAGTGATGGAACGCAAAGAATATTTGTAGTAAATCAAGGTGTATATGGTAAAGATTTTACGGGATTAGAGGTAAGAGAAGCTAAACCTGAAAATATGAAATATCAAGGTGTAGATATTGCCCAATTAGTATTTCACCATTCGGTATTTCAACAATATGGTTTTACGGGAGATTACGCAGGTGATGGTATTTTGATAGATAAAATCTTTGCGGAAAATCCACAATGGTTTAGTTATATTCAAAAAGAATTATGTTACTATAATCATTTAGAAACAACACCAAAAGCAAAAGTTCCAAAAGTATTATTGATAAACAAAGGACCACGTGTTGAATTAAAATCTTACAAAGCAGCTGATTACGAAGATGATAGTTTAATGACAATTCAATTGCAAAACGATACGGATATTGAAAAAACAATTGTATCTATTAATCCAGATTCTATTGTAACAATTTCAGAAGATTGGAAAAACTTTCCTAATTTGGCAAATTTACCTTTGCAAATTCGTAATAAATGGATTACATTACCGAAGGTAGATGGTAATACAGGTGAAGCAGCGTATCACTGCGCTATGGCAAACATATTAAATAACGATGTTTCACAATTGATTTCTTATTTTACCCCAATCTACAATACTGGTGAAAAATTATGTAAAACATATACCTCATTAGTAAATCAAACATACAACAATTGGGAGTGGGTATTGGTAAATGATTCAACGGATGGTGGTAAAACCCTTAAAATTGCAGAAGAAATTGCTAAAAATGACCCGAGAGTAAAAGTGTATGATTTTAGAGAAAAGAGTGGTGGTATAATTGGTGAAAGTAAATGGCGAGCTGCAAGTTTATGTAGAGGATATTTATTAGCAGAATTAGACCACGATGATTACCTTACTACTGATTGTACTTATTATCTTCATGCCGCATCACAAGCTCACCCAGAAATTGGTTTCTTTTATACCGATAATGCTGAATGTGATGAGAATTGGAACTCACTACATTACGCTGATGGGTTTGCATTTGGTTATGGTAAATATGAAAGTGTTGTATCAGATGGTATGAAATATGATTCGTGTATTGCACCGAACATAAATCCAAAAACCATTCGCCACATCGTAGGTGTTCCAAACCATATTAGAGCTTGGAGAAGAGAAACCTATTTCCAAATTGGTGGACACAACAGAGATTTGGCAATTGCAGATGATTACGAATTATTAGTAAGAACATTTTTGGGAACACTAATGATGAGAATACCAAAGATGTGCTACGTTCAGTTTATTTACAACAACACAACTGGTAGAAATACGCATGATTTAAGTAGAGCAGATATTCAACGTAGAGTAAGAACTATTATGTATCACTACAACGATAGAATTGCAAAGAGATTTGAAGAGTTGGGATTAAAAGATTACTGCTATAACCAAAATCCAAACAATCCATTAGATGTACCATCAAGAATTGGTATAGATGAAAACAACGCAAATAAAACATTTAAAATATGATAAGTTTTGTAATACCTACGATGTGGAAAAATCCATCGAGATTGAGAGATATATTACATGATTACAAAAGAGCAGATATTCCAAATGCTGAATTTATACTAATTGACAATAATCATGGGTGTTATCTAGAATCTGAAATAACTATTTTAATTCCAAAAGAAAATTTGGGTGTAAATCCATCTTGGAATATTGGAGTAGAGTTGGCAAAAAATAATATAGTTTGTTTATTAAATGATGATATAGAAATAAACTTTCAGACAATAAAAAACAATTTAGATGAAATAAACAATTTAGATTTTGGTATAATTGGTTTTGATGCAAACAAAAATTTAGGCACAGATTTTAATACCAACGTTGATAAGTTTGAGTTTAAAGAGGCAGATTGTAGAACATTGGGATTTGGGTGTATGATGTTTATTCGTAAAGAAAATTATTTAAAAATAGATGAAAGACTAAAAATATTCTTTGGTGATGATTTGTTGTATTGGTGGAATAGAGATAAACATAACAGACCAATATACATTATTGATAATCTAAAAGCGTTGGGTGAGTTAAGTGCAACAAGTAGAGATTATGAACATTTATTACAAGAAGAATTGCCATATTTTGATGAAGAAATAAGAAGATTACAAAATGGATAAGAAAAAGTTATTATATATAGTTCCACACCTTTCAACAGGTGGTATGCCACAATACCTATTAAAACAAATACAAACATTTAAAGATTTGTTTGAAATAATTGTTGTAGAGTATAATTGCGTATCTACGGATTTTGTAGTTCAAAGAAACAAAATAAAAGAACTATGTGAGGTAATAACAATTGGTGAACATAAAAGTGATGTGGTTGGTATTGTTCGTAAAGAGCAACCCCACATCGTTCATTTTCAAGAAATACCAGAAACCTTTATAGATAAAGAATATCTAAACCAGATTTTTGATAATGGTAGAAACTATAATATAATAACAACAACACATTCATCTTATACAGAACCAAAGGATTTACTATATACTGCCGATAAGTTTGTATTGGTAAGTGAGTGGAGTAGAAAAAGATTTGTTAATTACTTTACGGATATTGAGTGTGATATTTGGGAATATCCTATTGAATATTGGAGTGGTGATAAAGATGAAGCAAAGCAAATTGTAGGATTTGATAAAGAATACAAACACATTCTCCACGTTGGTTTATTTACGGATGGTAAGAATCAGGGTGATATATTTGAGTTAGCAAGATTATGTGAAAAAGAAAACTATAAAGTAAAGTTTCACTTTGTAGGAAACCAAGCTGGTAATTTCCAATTCTATTGGGGACCGCTAATGGAAAACAAACCAAACAATTGTATAATTTGGGGAGAGCAAACTGATACCGAAAAGTTCTACAAAGCAGCTGATTTATTTTATTTTCCATCAAAATGGGAATTAAACCCATTGGCAGTTAAAGAAGCAATATCATATAATTTACCATTATTTCTTAAAAAATTACACACCTACGAAGATTACTACGATGGTATAGCAACCTACATAAGTGATAATCAACAAGATAACCTACAAAATATAGTAAAACAATTAAAACCAGAAAAAGTGATTTACGATAATATAATAAAAAACTTAAACACAACCAAAGAAATCTTTAATGTAAACTTTGTAGATGGTGGGTATATTGATGTAAAATCTCCAACAAACGATGAATATGCGGTAAAATTCATAAACAAATCTACAAATCACGTAGAGTTTAACACTACACTTAAAGATGGGTATTGGGGAAAGACTGGTAAAAAATATTTTGTAGATTGGAAAGTAGAGGTTTACAAAGAAAACAATTTAATATTTGAGCATGATTTTAACCCAAAAGGTAAAAGGGTGTATATTGCATTGGAATCTAAATCGTTAGGTGATACTTTAGCTTGGTTTCCATATGCAGAAGAGTTCCGTAAGAAATGGGATTGTGATGTGATTGTATCTACATTCAGTAATCATTTTTTCAAAGAACAATACCCACAATTACAATTTATAGAGCCAGGCCAAACGGCACCTGATTTATATGCTATGTATCGTATAGGTTGGTATTATGCAGATGATAAAAGTGCAGAAGTAGATTTTTCAAGAGTTCCAAACGATTTCAAACAATACCCTTTACAAAAAACTGCAACAGATGTATTGGGATTAGAATACAAAGAGGTTAGACCTTTACTAAAACTAAATGAAGAAATCAAAAGAGAAAAGCAGGTAGCGATTGCAATTCATGGAACTGCCCAATCAAAGTATTGGAATAATGAAGGTGGTTGGCAAAAAGTAGTGCACTGGTTGAATATGGAAGGATATAGAGCAGTTCTTTTGAGTAGAGAGGGTGATGGATATATGGGAAACAAACACCCATCGGGTATATGGCAACTACCAAACGGACCAATAGAAAATGTAATTGAAGAGTTACAAAAGAGCGAAGCATTCATAGGAATTGGTAGTGGATTGAGTTGGGTAAGTTGGGCAACTAAAACACCAACAATCCTTATATCAGGATTTTCAGAAGGTTTTGCAGAAACTCAATTGGATACGCATAGAATAACTGCACCAAAAGGTAAATGTAGTGGTTGTTTCAATCGTTATAGATTAGATGCTGGTGATTGGAATTGGTGCCCAGACCACAAAGATACAGATAGACAATTTGAATGTTCCAAATCAATTGAATACACAGAGGTAATTAAAATGTTGAAAAAGGTATTAGACTGATATTTATATTAGTTGAATAATACTTTTACAAATGACATTAGCAGCATCAGGTTCAAATATAACTTTATCGGGAATTAGAACGGAGATGGCAGTTACTGCCTCTCCATTTTCTTTGGGACAAGCAAACGGTGATGTATATACTCGTATAAATCTAACAGGTGCACCAAACATAAATGATACTTATCCAGTAAAGATGAGTGAGTTTGGTTCGTATAATCACACATCGGCATCTGCAAACGCTGGTATTTTGTATGATGGATTGGTATTGGGTTATTGGACAGTATTAGGTCCAAACGTACCATTTAAAGCAAGAAGATTTCATGATAAATGGTGGATGGTTCAACAACAAGGTGGACTTCCATTAGGAACAAGCGTAGCAAATGCCTACTCATCAAGTGTAGATTCATTTTTACCAAGGGGTGCGGAAATGATAATAAATGGGGCACTTGTATTATATAGTGCATCTTATGGTGAATTAGTTCCTTATTTTGCATTTGTATCATCTGCATTTGGAGGATTGGCAGGACCAGATACTGGAACATTTCCACCACCAGAAGGATACTATTATCATGTAGATGTACCAAACGATTATTATACATACACATCTCAATACAATTTACCTGCAACCGCTTCTGTAACTACATTAGAGGCAGGTATTCCAGAGGTTAAATATTTAGGTGGGGTAACGGGTTCATATTCATACTCGGTAGATTTGGGAAGTACTTTTGGAGAGGTTACACTTACTTACGATGCTGGTGAATTACCCGATAGATTTATAGTACAATACTCTGGTTCAAATATAATTGATACTGGATTTAGAGGTGATACAATACATAACAGAGCACTAAAAAGACGTGGTAAAATAAATGGAATATCGGGTTCAGCAGCCGGAACGGCAAGTTTTACAAAATTATCAACAGTAACAGGTTCAATAGTAATCGTACAATCGCCATTAGGAAATACGAACTTTGGATTTACTTTAAGTCCACCTGTAAAACCTGCACAACAAACGGTAACATTCTTTGCAAGAGTTACGGGTAGTGTATCTCCTACATATACTAATTCTAAAATATATTGGAGTTCGGCTAATGATGTTTATGCATCCGTAACAAACGGGTATATGACCGGTTCATCGGTGGGTAGTTCAACATATGTAAATATGGGTTCTATGACAATTACATCGGGCTCTACTTTATCATACTTTGCATCAGATAATACGGGAAGTAATATAACGGCTTACTACACACAAAATACTGGTTCATTTATTTGTGGTGCAGATGCACAAACAATTGGTTCTAATACAAATGTATATGTAACAATACAAATTGATGCAACTGGTAGCTTTGTACCTTGCTTAAATGCATTCGGACCTGGTATTTATTATACATTAACTGGAATTTAACAATATGGCATATTCATCATACATACAAGCAAAGAGTAGAGTAACTAGTCCAATTTTGGATAATAGTTCATCTATACTTTATGCAAGTGATAATTTTTTTACATTAGGGACAACGTTTTATACGAATGAATCTAAATCAGTATTAGCACCTGCTGGTAATTATGTAATCCCAACTCACTACAAAACTTACTATGCAACAATTGGTTCAAATGGTAGATTTACAACTCAACCATTAGAGTTAATGACGGGTAGTTTTGATACAAACTGGACAGATTGTACGGGATTTAGCGGTTCGGCTAGAATGGATTTAACTGCATCATATTGGGATGGGACCGAACAATTAGATTGGATGGGCATGAAATTATCATTATCAGAATCGGTTGACGGTAGAATATATTTAACTGATGATTATTGGGATACAAAAGTTGTTAGATTTCGTTCACCATTTGCAGGTGGATTTAAATCATATTTAATAGAAAACGGAAAATGGCATTCCGCAGGTGGTTCATCTAATGGTAGATTAAGTAGTTGGGGATTTGTATCCAAATCTTTAAAAAACTTGGATATTACGGATATGAAGGGATATGACCTTCGCGTATTGAATGCAGAATATCATACAGGTAGTAATCGTGCGTATTATTCAACAGATACACCAAATTATTCATATGGAGCTGCTTTTAATAGCATAGTTCAAGGTATAGTTCACTTGGCAGCTGACCCAAATAGAATAACAACAACCGGTAGTTTAACTTATACATTTAGACCTGATTACTGGTATTCTGCACAAGATTATGAAGCACCAACGTATATTAGAAGGATGCCTAATGTTGAGCATATAAAAGATAAATGGGGAAATAATAAGGCATTTACCGATATGGCTAATTGTATATTTGATATTCAACCCATAAGTAATGGACAACCACCATATTCTAAAACTGGATTACCTCGTAGATTAGAAACACATAAGTATAAGGGTATAACCGAAAAAGGTAGACGTAGTTTTAAAACGGCAGCTGTTTTTGATGGTAATTGGTACACCGAACCTGATTATGATTTTGAACATGGTGGAATTGGTAAGTTTGTATTTGGTAACGATTGGGAAGTTAGAGATTCGATTGGAGTAGCTATACCTGGTATTCCAACTTGGCCAGATGGACAGCAAATCCCAGCCATGATTCGTTCTTTAATTGTGGATAATGATACTTGGCAATATGGTAGTTATTCGGGTTATGCATATACATATGTAAATCCATATCACTGGACGTATGAAATAAACTCTGGAACATCAAATCAAAGTCACGGACCTGCAAATAATTTATTAAATTATTTAGGTAAGCCTGGTGGATATGATGGTACATCTGCAAACTTATATTTAGCAGACCATATACAAGAAGATTTTGAAGTTTTTAATGGTAATAATGATTACAACGTAGGTTTGGCATTAAAAGCATGTTATGATAGTGGAGTTACTTATGGAATAAATACTGCACAAATACCAAATAAACAACGTTACCCAAAATGGTCTGCTTATAGTTATGGTGTATATAATGCAGGTAAGTATGGTCCAGAAGGTGGTGGTTGGAATTATTTTGGTACGGGTTCTGCGGTAAGAGAAGATTACCCACTATATCAAAAATATGACCAATTTTATATAAGTGGTTCTATATCGGCAATATCAGCGGTAGGTCAAGGTGTATTGTTTGGTATTGGTGAGTATTTGGGATATTCATATATAACGAATTATTTTAATGATTCACAACAACCATGGTTTATATATGGGTTAGTTCATAACTACGATATATCTAGAAAAGCTATAAATGAAGTATATAACGAAGCAACTGCATCGAGAATACAATGTGCAGGATATTTGTGGAAAGAGCATGAGCCGGTAGCTGGTGCGGATTTATACTACAAACGAGATGGTACTGCATATAATGGATGGACGCCTGGAACTCCAGGAAATCCAGGAACTAGAGCACAGATACCACCATCCGTTTTACAATCATATGCGGTTTGGTGTATGGCATATGCAGATGGTATGTTTTTATGGCACGAAGGATTGCAAGGACAATTTGGTGCAGATGAAGAAAGAGATGCCGATTGGTACTGGAAACGTTATCATAGTTGGAATGGTGATGAATACACTGCCGTAACGGGTATGATTTGGGGTATGTATGGCAATATGGAGCACTTTGATAATGGTACTATGGATTGGTTGTATGCTGGTTATTTGCAAATAGTACAACACAAAGATATTATTGAAGCAAATACACCTTGGTTAAAACCAGAAGTTTATTGGAATGATGAGTGGAAAACTGGTAAATATAATTATCCTGTTTACCTATATAATAGAGATGCACCAATATCAGCATATAAACTATCAGCAGATGGTACGGAAGCACTTATCATAACCCAACATGGTTGTAATAATGGATATACGAAGACAGACTTTACTTTAAGATTACCTGCTAAAAACAACAAAGAGTTTTTGGTAAGTACTTGGGGAACATATACTTCGGTAATTAGAGTTAAAAACCTATAAAATTATATATTTATAGGTTGTATAGATATTTATATAAGAAAGAAATACAAATATAATGGCAGTAACAACTTTTCAGATAAGACGTGGTAGTCAAAGTGATAAAATAAACTCATCACCTGGCTATTTGGCACAAGGTGAACCATACTTAAACACCACAAAAAATACGATGGAAATCGGTACGGATGGTACTGGTGGTGAAGTGGTATTCGTTACATTAGGTGCTAATACTGGTTCTTTATCGTTTAGTGGAAACGTAACTGCATCTAATGCAAGTTTTGGTGGCAATGTAACAATTGCTGGTACTTTAACTGCAAATGAATATTATGTAACTTATGTATCTTCATCAGTTCTACAAACATCTGGTTCAACTAGATTTGGTAACACATCGGATGATAAGCATGAGTTCACAGGTTCTGTTTGGCTAAACAATTATTTGTATTTAGAAGATATACCAGTAGTAACTTCGGATGTATTTTTAGTTGTTGATGAATCATCACAAAATCGTATTGGATATAAAACAGTAACATTAGGTGGCACAGGTCCTCAAGGAGCACAAGGTTCAACTGGCGCAGCAGGTTCTTCTGGTTTAAGTGGAACATCTGGTACTGCCGGTTCAAGTGGAGCAAACGGTACAAGTGGAGTTAGTGGAACAAGTGGATTAAATGGTACATCGGGTACAACTGGTGTTGATGGGGCACAAGGTGCAACTGGTCCACAAGGTGCAACTGGTCCGCAAGGAAATCAAGGACCAACGGGTTTGCAAGGTACAACCGGAGCACAAGGTAATCAAGGACCAACTGGTCCACAGGGTAATCAAGGAAACCAAGGACCTACGGGAGCACAGGGATTTCAAGGTAATCAAGGTGAAGCAGGTACATCTGGTACATCGGGTATAAATGGAACATCTGGTACAACGGGTACATCTGGTACAAGTGGAACGGATGGTACTGGTGGAACTAGCGGAGCAGATGGTACAAGTGGTATAGATGGAGCACAAGGTTTTCAAGGAGCAATTGGGGTACAAGGACATCAAGGTATTCAGGGTTCAACTGGACCACAAGGTTTTCAAGGAGCAGCAGGTACATCTGGTGTAAACGGAACATCTGGAACAAATGGTGTAGATGGTAATGCTGGTACAAGTGGAACAAGTGGACCACAAGGTTTTCAAGGTAATCAAGGAGCAACTGGTCCACAAGGTATAATTGGTGTACAAGGACATCAAGGAGCAGCAGGTACAAGTGGTACAACTGGAACATCTGGAACAACAGGTGTTGATGGTACAAGTGGTACGGATGGTACGGGTGGTACATCTGGCGTAAACGCACCTGTTGTATTAAACTATTTAGCAGAGTATTCATCAAATGTATCGCAATCAGTAACGGCAGCCGATACTGCAACTATTATTACATTTAATGAAAGTGGTTCAGTACAAGGATTTACATTAGTAAGTGGCTCACAAATAACGGCAACATATTCTGGTACATATAACATTAGTATATCACCACAATTTACAAAAACATCTTCACAAACGGATGATGTTTATTTTTGGTTAAAGAAAAATGGACAAAATGTAAGTGGTAGTACTAGTTTGGTACAAATAATAGAGGCAGATGCAGAAGTATTACCATATTGTTCATATATAGAAGAATTAAGTGCCGGTGATTATGTTGAATTTGCCTTTGCATCAAATGATAATACAGTAAAATTAGTAGCATATGGTGAACTAACATCACCAACAAGACCAGCAGCGCCATCTGTAATTGTAAACGTACAACAAATAGATAGAGTATTCGGTTCTACATCGGGTACATCTGGTGTTAGTGGTACAAGTGGTGTAAATGGTACATCTGGAATCAACGGAACATCGGGTACAACTGGTGTTGATGGAACAAGTGGAACGACTGGTACAAGTGGAGCAAACGGAACATCGGGTTCGGCAGGTACAAGTGGAGCAAACGGAACATCTGGATTAAGTGGAACATCGGGTATAGATGGTACATCTGGAATTGATGGTACAAGTGGAGTTAGTGGGACATCTGGTACCGATGGTACAAGTGGTATCAACGGAACGAGTGGTACTGACGGAGATGCTGGTACAAGTGGAACAAGTGGATTAAATGGTACAAGTGGATTAAATGGTACATCTGGCGTAAATGGTACATCGGGTACATCGGCAATAGATGGAACTTCCGGTACAACTGGAACATCAGGTACTACTGGAACAAGTGGTGAAGATGGTACATCGGGAGTAAACGGAACAAGTGGTATAAACGGAACAAGTGGAGCTGATGGATTAAACGGAACATCGGGCTCTTCCGGTATAGATGGTACTAGTGGTGTTAGTGGAACGAGTGGAATAAGTGGAACATCGGGTTCTTCTGGTGAAAACGGAACATCAGGTTCTTCGGGTGTATCTGGTTCTTCGGGAGTTAGTGGAGCAAACGGAACGAGTGGTGTTGATGGTACAAGTGGATTAAATGGTACATCTGGTTCTTCTGGTATAAGTGGAACATCAGGTGTAAGTGGTACAAGTGGAGTTAGTGGAACATCAGGAGCAAATGGTACAAATGGTACATCTGGTATAAATGGTTCACAAGGTAATCAAGGACCAACTGGTACAACTGGTTCAACCGGCCCAACGGGAGCACAAGGTAATCAAGGACCTACGGGTTCTACTGGAGCACAAGGTAATCAAGGACCTACGGGAGCACAAGGTAATCAAGGACCAACTGGTTTACAAGGAACTACCGGTTCACAAGGAAATCAAGGACCACAAGGTATAGCTGGTGCAAACGGAACTTCGGGTACAACTGGTACATCGGGTACAACAAATGGTTCGGCATATACACATACTCAATCGGTAGCATCTACAACTTGGACAATAACACATAATTTAGGAAACTCATATCCTGCTATTGCAATATACGATAGTAATGGATATGTAATGATACCTGAAAGTATCCAAAGTATTTCTACAACTCAAACAACTATAACATTCACAGTAGCTAAAGCAGGTTACGCGATGTTTACGTTTGGTGTTGGTACGGGTTCTTCTGGTTCTGCGGGAACATCGGGTGTTGATGGTACATTCTTTGGAACATCGGGGACAAGTGGAGCACAAGGACCACAAGGAAATCAAGGACCAAATGGTAGTACGGGTTCTGCTGGGGCACAAGGTAATCAAGGACCTACGGGTTCTACTGGTTCAACTGGCCCAACTGGTCCGCAAGGTTCAACTGGTTCAACTGGCCCAACTGGTCCGCAAGGAAATCAAGGTCCTGTTGGTTCACAAGGTAATACCGGTATAACTGGAGCAAGTGGAACATCGGGAGCAAACGGAACATCAGGAACATCTGGTGTAACGGGAGCAACTGGTCCAACTGGTTCAGCAGGACCACAAGGTTCAACTGGTACAACCGGTTCGGTAGGACCTCAAGGTAATCAAGGACCAAACGGACCAACTGGTCCAACTGGTTCACAAGGAGCAGCTGGAGCACAAGGCTCAACTGGTGCAAGTGGAACATCGGGAGTTAGTGGAACATCGGGAGTTAGTGGAACTAGTGGTGTAAGTGGCCCAACTGGCCCAACTGGTGCAGCAGGACCGACTGGTAATCAAGGTTTCCAAGGTATAACTGGTTCAACTGGAGCAACTGGCCCAACTGGTCCGCAAGGTAATCAAGGACCACAAGGAACGGTTGGTACATCTGGTGTAAGTGGAGCACAAGGAGCACAAGGACCTAACGGACCACAGGGGGCAAGTGGAACTACAATTAGTGGTGGTACTACTAATAAAGTAGTTAAGTATGGTTCATCAACAACAATAACAGTTGCAACTCAAATTACTGATAATGGTACTAACGTTTTAATTGGACCTGTTGCATCTGATAATACGGTTGATAGATTGCAAGTTTCTGGCTCAATCGTAGCAAGTGGTGATGTTGCATCATTCGGTACACCATCTGATATTCAATTAAAAGATAATCTAACTCCAATCGTTGGAGCATTGGATAAAGTAATGGGATTAAACGGATACGAATACGAATGGAACGCAAAAGCAATCCACGCAACCTTTATGGGTGTTAAGAAAGATATAGGGGTTATAGCACAAGAAGTAGAACAAGTATTCCCACAATTAGTAAGAATGGGAGATAACGGATATTTAACGGTAAGAGAAAGAGGTTTAACTGCGGTATTAATAGAAGCAATTAAAGAACAACAATCTCAAATTGTAGAATTAAGAAACGAAATAGAAAAATTAAAAAATAGTTAATAATGGAAATACATAGCAGTTCACTTACTGGCTCATTAAATATAACGGGTAGTTTGACGGTAAAGGGAAACCTTACCGCCGAACAATACATTATATCATCTTCGATATACTATGTTACTCAATCATCTTTATCGGGTTCATCAAAGTTTGGTAATTCGGTAGATGATACACATAGTATAACGGGTTCGATGGGTGTTACTGGTTCTTTTTCAGTTACAGGTCCATTATCAATTAACGGAACATCTTATACGGCAGCTACCTCTGGTACATCAGGAGCACAAGGACCACAGGGCAATCAAGGACCTACTGGTCCTCAAGGTTTAACTGGTCCACAAGGTAATCAAGGTCCAACCGGCTTACAAGGTACAACGGGCGCACAAGGTAATCAAGGACCAACAGGTTTGCAAGGTACAACTGGCGCACAAGGAAACCAAGGACCAACAGGTTTACAAGGTACAACCGGAGCACAAGGTAATCAAGGACCAACTGGCCCACAAGGTTTAACTGGAGCACAAGGAAATCAAGGCCCAACCGGTCCTCAAGGATTAACTGGTCCACAAGGAAATCAAGGACCAACTGGCCCACAAGGTTTAACTGGACCGCAAGGTAATCAAGGACCGGTAGGACCGCAAGGAAATCAGGGACCCGTAGGACCGCAAGGTAACACCGGAGCACAAGGTAATCAAGGACCAACTGGTCCACAAGGTTTAACTGGCCCACAAGGAAATCAAGGACCAACTGGGGCACAAGGCAATCAAGGTCCAACTGGCCCACAAGGAGATACCGGTGCACAAGGTAGACAAGGTCCAACTGGTCCACAAGGAACTGCTGGTACAAATGGTACTCAAGGACCAACTGGTCCTCAAGGAGCAACTGGAAACCCATTTGGAGGTGGAACATTCACAGGTGGTATAGCGGTACAAGGAGCAATTACTGCAACTGGCGATATTACGGCTTATGATACATCTGATAGAAGATTAAAAGAAAGAATTGAACCAATTGTAGATGCGTTAGCTAAAATAAATAAAATTAGTGGTAATACATTTGATTGGAAAGTAGGATTTGATGAAATACACAAACATACAGGTAAAGATGTTGGTGTAATTGCACAAGAAATACAAGAAATCTTACCAGAAATTGTAGTAGAAAGAAGTAGTGGTTATCTTGCAGTTCAATACGAAAAGATAATAGCACTTTTAATCGAAGCAATCAAAGAACAACAAAAACAAATCGAAGAAATAAAACAAAAAATCGGTTAAATATTGTTGTTTGGGTAGAAAACTATATATTTATATATATAAAATAAACAATAAAGTTATGCAAATTAAAGAAGAATACAAAACTAAAATTGTTGAATTGCGTGATAATTTTAATGAGATTGTAATTGCTTTGGGGCAGTTGGCAATTCAGAAAGCATCAATAGAACGTGATGAAAACTATTTACAAGAACAATACCAAAGATTTGGTTTAGAAGAGAAAGAATTATTGGCTAAAATACAAACCGAATATGGTGAAGGTAATTTAGACGTTGATACTGGCGAATTTACACCAAAACAATAAACAAATATATCTTTTCATCACAATCTTATATATTTATATAAAGATAAAAATTATTATTAAAAGGAGAAATTAAAAATGGCTGAAAAAATCGTATCACCTGGTGTTTTCACTAGAGAGAATGATTTATCTTTTATAGCACAGGGTGTTGGTGCAATCGGTGGAGTTTTCATCGGACCTTTAAAGCAAGGACCAGCATTCAAACCTACAATTGTAAACACTCAATCTGAATTTGAAGATATTTTTGGTGTTGTTGATAGCACTTATTATACTGAAAACGCAGTACAAAATTATTTAAGAGAAACTGGTGTAGCAACAATCGTAAGAGTTGCTGGATTAGGTGGATATAAAGAATTAGGACCAATTGGTATTATTGCATCTGGTAGTGGTTTTCAACAATTAGTTTATACACTAAACAATACTGAAAATTCAAACACATCTGCATCATTTGCTGGAACAGTATCATCATCACTTGTAAACCCAGATGTATTATCGTTTAGTGGTTCTCAAATTGGTACAAACTTAACTGCATCTATATCACCTGCTGATACATACGCGGTTACAAAAACTTTTGGAACATCTCCATTAGGAACTAAAAATGCTTACGCATATACTTATTTTGAAAATATTTTAGGAACTACTCATTATACAGCATCTACCGTAATTTTACCATTACAAAACTTTAGTGATGATGCAGTTGGAGCTTCAACTCCGATGATTCAATCACAACTAATTGCCGGTGATAGATATGATTTGTTCCAAGTAAAAACAATTTCAGATGGTAACGTTGAGAATACAAGATTTAAAGTTGTAATTTCAGATGTTAGAGCTGCTGGTTCAGTTGCTGGTTCTGATTACGCAACGTTTACATTACAAGTTAGAAAATTCAACGATACTGATAAGAGAAAATATGTATTAGAAACATTCTCTAATTTAACTTTAGACCCAACATCACCAAACTATATTGCAAGAGCAATTGGAGATAGATATATACAAACAGATGCAAGTGGAAAAATTACTGAATATGGTGATTATTCTAACAAATCTCGTTATATCTATATTGCACCTGTTAATCCGGATACAATACCTGTAACGGCAGCACCATATGGTAACGCTGGTTATTATCACCCAATCTACGCAACTGGAGCAACTGCTAATTATTTGGTGGATGTAACTTACAAATCCGTTGCATCATCAACAAATCCAGGTGGTTTTGATTTTGAAGGAGCAAACTCAACAGATAACACTCAATTCTTAAAACCAATTCCTACTAATGTAGTAACAACATCATCGGCATTTGCATTAGATGATAACAACGAATACCCACTAACTGGTTCGGCAGCAGCAGATGTAGCTAGAAGAGCATTTGCAGTAGCATTACAAGGTGGTTTTGATGGTATGAGTCCAGCAAAAACAATTGCAAAAGGAATAAATATTACAAATACAAACACACAAGGATTTGATTTATCAGAATCATCTACGAGTGGTTCGGTAGCATACCAAAAAGCAATTGATGCAATATCTAATCAAGATGAATATGATATTAACTTGGTAGTATTACCTGGTGTTATTCAAACATTACACCCATCGGTAGCACAAGCGGGTATTGATTTATGTGAAGCGCGTACTGATTGTTTCTACATTATGGATTCAGTAGCACAAGATGGTACAATTGATGGAGCAGTTGAGGTAGCAGAATCATTAGATACTAACTACGCAGCAACTTACTATCCTTGGATTAAGACAATTGATTTGAATACTAACAAAATGGTAGCAGTTCCACCATCGGTATTGATGCCAGCAGTATTTGCAGCAAATGATAACTCATCTGCAGAATGGTTTGCACCAGCAGGTTTGAATCGTGGTGGTATTACTGGAGCAATCGGTGTAGTAAATCGTTTAACTCATGCGGATAGAGATACTTTATACGAAGGAAAAGTTAATCCAATCGCACAATTCCCAGGACAAGGTATCGTAGCATTTGGACAAAAGACTTTACAATCTAGACCATCTGCATTAGATAGAATTAACGTAAGAAGATTATTGATTACAGTTAAAAAGTATATCGCATCTACTTCGAGATATTTAGTATTCGAACAAAATACGGCAGAAACTAGAAACCGATTCTTAAATACAGTAAATCCATATTTAGAGGGTATCCAACAAAGACAAGGACTTTACGCATTTAGAGTGGTAATGGATGATACAAACAACACACCAGATGTGATTGATAGAAACATCTTACAAGGAGCAATTTTCTTACAACCTACTAAAACTGCTGAATTTATCCAAATTGACTTCAATATTTTACCAACTGGTGCAACTTTTGGAGCATAATAAATTAAAAATAGATATATTTATATAAAAGATATAAGGAGAAATAAAAAATGGCAGAAGTATTAGGGTTTGATAAAATATTCTACACGAATTTTGAACCTAAATTAGCTCAACGTTTCGTAATGGAAGTGGATGGTATCCCATCCTTTATGATTAAAGCGGCTCAAAGACCAAAATATAGTAGTGAATCAATCACATTAGACCATATTAACGTAAAACGTAAAATAAAGGGAAAATCTAACTGGGATGATGTAACTGTAACTTTATATGACCCAATCGTTCCATCTGGTGCACAATCAGTAATGGAGTGGGTAAGAACATCACATGAATCAATCACAGGACGTGATGGTTATGCAGATTTCTATAAGAAAAACATAGACATCTACGCATTAGGACCAGTTGGTGATAAAATTGAGAACTGGAAATTAGTTGGAGCATTTATCCAATCAGTAGATTTTGGTGATATGGATTGGAGTTCTAATGACCCGGTTAACATTACACTTACTCTTTCGGTAGATTATTGTGTATTAGAATATTAAAAGTGAATAATTGGTAATTTAAGAAAAGTGTGTAAGTTTTTACACACTTTTTTTGTTTTGGTATATTTATATATACAAAAAATGATGTTATGGAATTAGAACAATTTGCAATAATAAAAACTCTATTAACAGAGATTAGAGATTTACTCAAAGAGCAACAATCTACTCAAACTAAAGGATTACTTTTAGATAGTGTACAAAAGTTTTCATCACACATAGATGAGAATAGATGTTCTTGTGGTAATTTACCAAATGAATTATGTTCACGACCTGATTGTATCAGACAAATAGGAATAAAAAACAATTTAATATAAGTTATATGGAAGAAAATTTAAACATTTCACGCGGAACACAACCAATCCAAACGCAACCACAAACAGAAAAGCCAGCAGTGGTAAGTACGTTTGAGTTTCCAACTCAAATTATTTCATTACCATCGGAAGGTAAGTGTTATTCTACATCAAACCCTTTAAGTGAAGGTACTTTGGAAATAAAGTATATGACAGCAAAGGAAGAAGATATACTTTCTTCACAAAACCTTATTCGTAAGGGAGTTGTATTGGATAAATTATTAGAATCGGTAGTTGTTCAAATTGGTGTAAATCCGGATGATTTAGTTATTGGTGATAAGAATGCAGTATTTCTTGCAACTCGTGTATTAGGCTATGGACCTGATTATGAGGTAGAGGTTACTGACCCATTTAGTGGTGAAAGACAAAAAGTAACAATTGATTTATCAGAAATACAAACAAAGGATATTGATTTATCAATTTTGAATGCCGAAAATCGTTATGAGTTAGAATTGCCATTAAGTAAGAAGAAAATAACATTTAAATTATTAACTCACAAAGATGAAAAAGATATAAACGCTGAAATCCAAGCAATGGAACGTTTATCTAAAAATAAAGAAATGGCATCGGATGTATCTACTCGTTTAAAATATATGATTACATCGGTAGATGGAGATACAGACAGAGGGAATATCAATAAGTTTGCTAAAAATATGTTGGCAAAGGATACTAGAGCATTTAGGGAATATGTAAAAACAATCTCACCAGATTTAAACCTTAAATACGATTTCGTTTCTGAAATCACCGGCGAATCGGAGGCGCTAGACATCCCATTTGGGATTAGCTTTTTTTACCCTACCAACTAATTATAGCTTACAACTCCACGAAGAAATATTCTTTTTGATTATGGGTGGCGGTGGTGGATTTACATTTTCAGATGTATATAACTTACCACTACACATACGAAGGTTATATGTAAATAATTTGTTGAAGATTAAAAAAGCAGAACAGGAACAAATGAATAACGCAAAGAAAGTTAGGAGGTAATAATCCTAACTTTTTTTGTTTATGGATATTTATATAAGATAAAATACATCATTATGAAAATAAACGAAGAAGGATTTTTAGAAAAAATAGTTGATAATTTTTTTGGTTCTCTTAAAAGGGGAGTATCTGATAGATATATTGCAGCTGCTAAAAAAGCAGGATTGGATGATGAATCTGTTAGAATAATGAAAGATATAGAAACCAATTGGGGACATTTATATAATAATGTAAAGAAATCCAATAAATAATAATGGCAAAGCAAAATAATGATGATTTAGCGCTAAATGCTCTCTATAAAGAGAGGCTAAAGACTATTGCCGAAATTAAAAGAATAAAAGAAGAAGAAATAAAACTTATACAAAAAGGACAAAAATTATCGGAAGATGCATCAAAACAATTAAAAGAAAATCTATCCAACCTTAAAAAGTATAATGAAGCTATAAAAGAAAACAATTCAGAATTAAAAAATAATATATCATACTATGAAACTGCTGAAAGCAGTATAAGTGGAATGAGTAGTTTAATGTCTGGATTAAAAAATAATTTATCAGAAATATCAAAAGCTGGGCTTTCATTTGCATCTTCGTTACAAAATGTAGGTTCTCATAATAAAGAAATATACACACAAGCTTCCGCAGCAGCGGCAGGTGCTATTGAAGCGGTAGCATCTTTATCTCAATTAAACGCCGAAGATACCGCACAAATTGCAACTAAAAAAGCCGAATATAAATCTTACTTTGATGATTTAAGTTCTCAAATACAGGAGTTGGAAAACCAACAACAAGATGGTAGAACAAAGCAGGGTAAGGCGGTAAAAGCTCAAATAGAAGCATTAAAAAGTATAGGTGCTGAAATAAACGCTAATTATGCAGAAGCTGCACAATTTGCAAACATATCAAAAGATACTAAAGCAATCTATGAAGAATTAATGGATGATTTAGAAGGATTGGAAAAAACTTTTAAGAAAATTGCAATAACTACACAAATATTCTTTTCATCATTCAAAAATGCGTTAGGTGTTGCATTATTTTATGTTGGTGGATTGGTAGATGATTTTAATGAATTGGCAAAGGGAGTAGGTGGGACAGTTGGACAAATGTTCCAATTAAAAGCACAATCATTTGCCGTATCTAAAATATTAGGTGAAGAAGCAGGTGCAGCAGTAACATCTTTAGCTGAAAAATTAGGTAATGCAAATGAAGTAACATTAGGTACTAGTATAGCTGTTGGTACGATGGCTAATCGTTTGGGTGTAAGTGGCGATGAAGCGGCACAATTGGTAAATCAATTTGGTAATTTATCAGGTCTTTCAAACTCAACTGCTATGAATACTATGGAAGCAGCATCGCAATTAGCATCGGCTAATGGTGTTGCACCAGCAGCAGTAATGAAAGATATTGCAGAAAACACAGAGTTCTTTGCATTATACGCAAAAGATGGTGGGGCTAATATAGCACAAGCTGCAATTGAAGCCCGTAGATTGGGTGTTGATTTAGGAACTGCTGCAAAGATTAGTGATAATTTATTAGATTATCAAACATCCGTACAAAGTGAAATGGAAGCATCTGTTTTATTGGGTAGAAACTTAAATCTAAATAAAGCAAGAGAATTAGCATATGCAGGTGATTCCGTTGGTGCTATGAAAGAAGCATTAAAAGCTGCTGGTGGAATTAATGAGTTTAACAAAATGGATGTTTACCAAAAGAAAGCAGTAGCTGAAGCATTGGGAACATCGGTATCAGAGTTGCAACAAATGTCCGCCAATATGGAAAGAGCGGCAACACCTGCTGGTAAATTAGAAGAATCATTTAATGCAACTACTGCATTTGTAAGAGAAATGGGAGCCGGTATTGCTGGTACTGCCGTTAAAGGTATCGGTGGTATGCTGATTGGTATGAAAGATTTTAAAACTCAAGTAGCAGATGCTAAAGAAGGTTTTGATTTTATTAAAGATTCAGCCAAAGGAATCGGTGGATTAATTACTGGTAAGGGTGGTTCTCAATTAAAAGGATTATTGGATACCAAAGAAACGGGTGCAATTAAAAGTTTGGGTAAAGGAGGTACAATAGCACCACCAACACCTGGTAGTTCTGATACGGCTACCAAATCCGCAAGTGCAATGTCCAAAATAGATACGAAGGCATTATTAAGAGGTGCAGCAGCTATGTTAGTTATGGCAGCAGCTTTATATGTAACTGCAAAAGCACTACAAGAGTTTAACACAGTAGACCCAACATCTTTATTAAAAGCTGGAGCTGCTTTAGTTGGGTTGGGTGCAGCTATGATTGGATTGAATTATGCACTTGCACCACTTGCTACAACTGGTATATTAGAATTAGTCGCCGTTAGTATGGTGGCTTTTGGTGGAGCATTGGCATTGGCAGGTTTAGGTGCTAAATTATTTGGAGAATCGTTTTCATTGGTTGGTATGACATTACCAACGATAGTAGAACAATTATCTGCTTTATCACAAGTTAATTTCTTACCTATATTTGGTATGGCAGCTGCATTAACTGCATTAGGTGGTTCACTTGCATTAGTTGCAACAACTGGTTTAGCAGCTCTTCCAGTATTAGCTGGGATAGGTTTAGCGGCAGGTGCAGTTGGGATGTTGATGGGTGGAGAAGAAAATGGTGGAGAAAATGAATTACTATTAGAAGAAATTAGAGGATTGAGAAGTGATATTCAAACACAACCAATTCAATTAAATCTGGATGGTAGATTGGTATATAAGGATATGTTGAGACAGGGTAAAAACAAATCTAATTAAAGATGGGAAAATCATTAAAAGACTTATTAAATGAGTACAATTTTCAGGATAATCAATTAAATCCTAGAAATGTAAAAGCTGATATGCTTTCCCCTTTGCCTGATGGTAAGTTTGCAAACGATATTAAGCAAATAAATAATCTTGCTAAAAACTCTGGTGATATTTACGGAAAAGATATTGTCCGTATAACTACACAGGGTAAAGTAGATACTAAAAAAATAACAAAAGCTGCCCTAAAAGTAACTGGTAATATTATACAAACGGGATTAGGATTGTTTGGTAAAATTGGAAAAGCAGCGGGTAGTGCTATAAACGATACATTAAATACTACACAACACCCACTATTGCCATCCGATTTAGTTGTTGGTAATAATGTAACCGATGGTGGGTTATATGCAAAATTAGCAGCAGGTAGTGTAAACAACCAAAAAACAGCAATAGGCAATTTTTTAAGCGGAGTAGCAACACCTAAACAATTTAAACAAAATATAGGACCAGCAGCCGTTAGTGCAGTTTCTACATTTGCTTTAAAAGGTTTGGAAAAGGTAGCAAGTAAATTAAATATAGCATCGGCTGCAAGTAATTTGGGTATAAATCCTGCTTTAAATGTAAATGGTGTATTTGGATTAGACCCAAAGTTCCCATCAACACAAATACCAGTACAAGATATTAGAAGTATTAAACCTGGAATTGCATCAAATCAATTTCAATTGGCAAGAAACCCAAACTTTACGGATAGTTATGAAGGGACAAATAAACCAAATAAATTGGAAGTAGATGGTGGTGGATATTCAAAAGCTGGAATGGATGTTAATGAATATTTAAAAATTAATTCCGTAGAAAATACCAACTTTACAATAGGAAATGCGGGGGAAATGCAACAATATCCGGATTTGGGTTTTAATTCAAACGATAATATAGGGATTGGTGTACGAAGACAAAGTTTTACCGAAGGATTATTTAATCCATACAAATTAGAAGATGGAAAACGTACCAAAGAAGGTATGAATTTAGATGGTTTTTTAATTGTAAAAGATGGTGATAATGGTATGTATAAAATACCTGATATTGTAAAAGAAGGAACACCAAAACGATTTACTCAAAAAGTAGTTGATACAACTGGTAAAAATCCAAATTTTGAATTTTTTGCAGGATATAAAAACAAAAAATCAAACCCAATAAAAGGAGACCATCGTGAAAAATCTAGTAATGCATTAAAAGATGCATCATCGGATTTAATAACAATGCGTTTTAAAGAAAAGGGTAGTTCGGATTTTATATATCTATTATCAAACATAACGGGATTTACAGATACACCAACTCCAACTTGGGGAGAAGCTAAAGCAGTTGGTTCGCCGTATAAGTTTTATTTTTATGAAAGTTTTGAGAGGGAAGTTTCATTTAAAACTCAAATATATGCATCAGCCGAATCTCAACTTGGTATGGTATGGGAAAAGGCAAATAAAATAATGAAACTTACTAATGGTAAATCAGGAGGAGTTGCTGGTATTAAAGGAAAAATATGTAGTTTAAAACTAGGTGATATGTTCGATAGTAATAATGGATTTATTACAAATTGTACTTTGACTGTTCCTGATATTTCACCTTGGGAAACAAAAGATGGTTCACAGTATCCATTCGTTTGTGAGATGGATATTACATATAAAGTAATTCAGACGGTAGCGGATTCGGATTTTTACGGACCAAATGGGGGTACTATTGCATCACCTACCTATAACCATTTAGATTTCCCATCAACTGCACCAGTACCACCACCAAATGATTTTAGTAAAGTATCTAAACCAAGTTTACCAACTATTGATTTGGTTAAGTTAAAGCCTACTCCATTAGCTAAATTTGAACCATTAAATTCCGAAAAGATAAATGGTTTTAAGCAAGAAATACAAACACAAGCTGAACTTGAAAGTATGTCTATGGAACAGGTCAATCAAATGACTGGTAATGCAATTAAACAAAATAAAATAGTAACTAATCCAACAACCCCACCAATAACAGATGTAGCAAATACTACTACACCACCACAGAACTGGAGTAAACAACCAGAATATGACTCAAAAACTGGAGATTACAAACGAAACATTTTTGGTAAAATAAAACTTTTCAAAGTAAGGGGTGTTGATAATAATCAAGAATAATAAAAAAATATGGGAAGATACGATAAATTAGATGGACAAAATGTAGTTGGTAAAGGAATAGTATATGATTCACTATTACTCCCATATATAGAACCGTCTGATTCCGATATAATGATTATTACGGAAGAAGAAGATAGATTGGATTTATTAGCAAATCAATTTTATGGTAATCCAGAATTATGGTGGGTAATCGCTACATACAATAACCTTACAGATATAGATATAAAATTAGAACCTGGATTACAATTAAGAATACCAAACAGGTCATCCGTAGTTACACAATTATTTTAATAGTTTATGAACCATTTTCCATTTTTTGCACCTGTTAGTACCGACGTAATAAATGCTATAACAAATTTAGACAAAGCTGCGTTTGCAGGAGCTATGCCTTTTGTATATTTTCACGAACATAATGGACAAAAAACAATAGGTACGGAAGCAAGTTACAGATATAGTAATTCATCTTTTGATAGATTTCCGCCATTAATAACAAATTTAGAAGTAAAACCAACTGGTACAATGGGAGTTGTACGAGAAGGTTCGGTTACTGTTAAGTTTTCATCTATGGTACAAATGAAAAATTATCAAAACTTTTTTAGAATAGGAAGTGCCAAAACAATAGTTTGGGGATGGAATCAAAATAGATTGGATGGTGGTGATATAAAGGATATAACTATTGATGATGCGTTTTCAAAACCATTTGTTGGAAATATTGATTATTGGCAAAATTGGATAAAACAACATAAGCTATCTGCTGATGTAATGGTAGGTCCTCTTATCAATTTTAATTTTACCGTAAATAACGATGCATCTGTTGATGTTGTATTTACTGTTGGATGTCCAACTGAAATAACCGCATATTTGGGTTCTCATAAACAAAATGCAAAATCTGTAAAAACAGGTGATAAAGCTAATGTATCTGCGTATAGAGTAGCAAATCTGCTTGGAATGACGGATGCCGAATATGACGCATTATTAGGTAGTGAAATAAAACCAAATTTAATAAACTATGAGTATTCACAGTCTAGTTTATCGCAAACTTGGAATAGTATTTTAAGTAATATTGGGTTACAATATGATAGTATAAGTGAAGATGTTTATATATCTTTCTTATTGATAGCAAAATATGCTATTAACCAACGTTCAACGGGTGGTTCTTCTGGTAGATACAAATTAAATTTGGATGATTCAATAACGTGTGCACACCCAAATATGATTTCTAATTCGGAGAATGTTATATTTTTAAATGATAAGATGGCAAATCCATCCGTTAAAGGAAAAGAAACTATATTGGATTTAGTAAATACACAGGCCTTTACCGCCAAATATGTACCAAGTAAATGTTATCCAGAACCAAACTCATTAACTAAAACATTCAAAAATGAATCTGGTGGTACTTATGCTAACACATTCAATGCCCGTAGATGGGGAAAAATTGAAAATGTGTTTTTTAAAGTTACATTTGTACAAGATATTATCAAAAATAATGGTGATGGTAATATTGTAAATATATTAGAACAGTTGTGTAGTGAAATAAATATAGCAACTTGCGGATTGACCGATGTAGCCCCGCAAACAACAAGTAATTCTGATGGAAAAGAAATATTTACAATTGTTGATTATGCATTAACTCCAAAAAAGAATTTAGTTCCATTATTGCCACTATTTGAAAAAAATGGTAAAAGTTCAACTATAATTAATATATCGTTTAATTGTGATTTACCAAAAGAAATTGGTGCAATGGCAATGTTGGGTAATAGAAAGACGGTTGATTCCGGTGGGAAACTATTTTTTTCATATTTAGCTGATAAAGTATTAGATGCACCCGGTCCAAGTGACTACGAAGCATTGCCTGGTGCAACTGGTGATGGTGGTGGTTCTGGTACATCTGGAACTTCCGGTACATCGGGTACATCTGGCTCAAATGTGAAAGACCAATGGGGCAGAGACCCAAAGGAAACTGCAAGATTAAATGAAAAAGCTAAAAAATCGGGTGCAACAAAAGATACAAACAACGATGGTATTCTTGATTCTAAATGGTTAGATGATGGCGAAGGCGGTGGTTCTTGGATAAGTGTAACTGTTGGAGCAGATGACCCACAAACTCAAATAGCAATTCAAAATGCTGCTATGGATGTTGTAATAAATGAAAGTTGTGTTCTTATATCAAACCAACCAGACGAACATACACATGGTGCTAATAATAAGGGTGTAACCAAAGCTATATTTAAAAATACTGACTTAATTAAAGCTATGTATTTTGGGGGAGATGGTGTTAATAAAAAGAATCCACTATTACCAGTTGAATTGGAAATAACGGTTTTAGGTTTATCGGGAATAACCGCTGGACAGGTTCTTCGTATAGATAATTTACCATTTAATAATAATGGTATATTTCAAGTAAAAGAGGTAAACCATACAGTAAATGATTTATGGGAAACAAATATAAAATTAGGATTTAGACCAGATAATTAATATGGAAAACATAGATATTTACAATAGTTTAATTAATACAGATGCCCAACCTATAATTGTAAGTTATGAGCAAATACCAACTGAAAACGATTATATGGCTGGTTATATATTTAGATATTTTATTCGTAAAAGAAATGATGAAAATGGTATTATTACGGAATTATCAAAACAAACATATGATAATTTCTTAAATAATTCTATGTATGTTACGTTACGAATGCGCTGGAAAATAACTGGTACAAATCAGTTTGAGGTAGAGCAACTAAACCAACGTTCAATAAATCTGTCACAAGAAACTATATCGAACATAGATACTTATGTAAAAAACCTTACAAAATTTTATAGAGGATAATTTGGATATACCAAATCTTTTTCTTATATTTGTAAAATGGTTACATATATAGAGGATTTAGATTCATTCAACAATTTCTTATTAGGGTTTAATTCTTACCCAAGCAGAATATACATCCAACTTTCGGATACGGATAAACATGCCCTAAACAATCGTATATCATTCATCGTAGTTCGTAATTTAAAAATCAACGATTATTATGTAATCAATTTAAATCACACCGATGGGTTAAGTTTAAGAGATGATGCGTTAAAATTGTTAGAAGAATCACAAAGAAGTAAAGCAGTAATTAATGGTAAGAGTGTAACTCATCTAATAGATTTAAAACAAGCAGTTGATATAGATTTATATAGATTTATAGCAAGTGGTGAAACCAACGAAGATAGATTCAGAGAACTACAATCATTCTACAAACGAAGCACCCCACAATTATATCAGAACAATCTAAACGATAGTATCCCATTAGCAAAGCAAGTTGGGATAGTAAAGGATATAATGAATTACGATTTGGGTGAGAATGGTAATGAAAACATAGTAAACTTTGTAAAGGATGCTACCGAAGTATTCCAATGGGTAGAAAAATCAGGTATATTCGTAGATGAAAAGATGCGAGATTTACTCCCATCAAAACATATCAATAAGGATGGGTTAGTGTTTACTGAATACAACCTATTTACTTCCACTCTACGCCCGTCAAATAGGCATGGTGGTATAAACTATTCGGCTATACCAAAAAAGAGTGATATGCGCAAGGCATTCGTTAGTAGATTTAAGGATGGTAAGTTGGTGAGTATAGATTATTCGGCATATCACCCACATCTGATTATGGGACTGATAGAAAAGTATGATATACACAAAGCATGGGAACGCCCAAAGTATGGTGTAGATTTTTACGA